ATCGCGGCTGCACTTGAGAAACATTCTCGATAGCCTTGGCCGCTGCCGTTGTCGAGCTGGCTGAAGTAGGGGATGTAGACCTGTTGATCAATGCCTGATGCTTTCCACGCATCAACCCAGGCGGCATCTTCCTCAAGTAGCTCTTGAGGCAAGGAGTCTTCAAGCTCTTTAACAGCGGCAAGTTGGTGAGGAGTGCCACGGAACCAGTGAAAGAAAGGGAGCAACGATAGAGCCACAACTACGACCCACAGCCACATTTACTTCTCAACGCGCTCTCCAGGAAAGAGTAGGTCTTGGACATACTTGCAAGCTACATCGTCTAGCTGGTTGTCTGTTTGCTCGCTGATCTTGATCAGACAATCCAACAGCAACTGTTTTACGGCTTTTGACTTGATGAAGCCGAACAGGATTGGCTTTAGCAGTAACACCATGACGGCACTGTATGTGCCGAAATTCTAAACGCGGTTTTGATGACCCTCAAGCCTTGCAACATTCTGCTCTAGGTCTGAGATTCGAGCGAATAGCTCCTGATCTCGAACCCTCAGATCAGCGTGGAGCACATCCATTCGTGACGCTAAATTATCGACAGCTGAAGTCAGACGCACCAAACTATCCCTTCCATGTTGGTTGTCACGGTTGGCACCTTTAATACCAGAAGCGGCCACGCCTATTGACGCACCAGCAACAGCAGCCCAGATTTCAACCACCATTCGACCTATAGCGTCAATTCATCATGGCAGAAGAACAGGCAAAGCAAGACCAAGAAAACGACAACTCACGTCTAGGCGATGTAATTAAGGTTGTCCTGCTTGGCTGGGCAATGGCAATCTTGACTGCTAATTACCTTGGCGTCTTTAAGCAGTCGCTTGATCCGACCTACCCAGCTTCCATTTTGAGTGGTACGGCAGCGTCCTTCGGCCTAGCTGTCGGCAACAATAAAAAGAAAAAAGAAGAGCCTACAATCAAGGAACAGTCCTCTACATCCAAACCCAAATGAGACGTTTTCTCTTTGTATCGTGCCTAACATTTTTTGCGATAAGTCCTGCTTCGGCAGACATTACGCACGCTATTAAATCCTCAATCTCGCTAACTGTTGATGGAGCAGCCTCCCAGTCGATTCGGCAACCTAGTTCACTTGCAGTATCTGGCTCTAACATTAGCTTGGACACTACTCCTAAGTTCGCAACACTTACTTCCGGCACCGCTCTTGGGTACACTCCTGGTGCTTACAGTATTACTACTGCTGGTGACAGCTTTTCGTATTCAGAGTCGTACATAGAAGGTGATGATGTCCCAGCTTTACTTTCTACAACTGTTACTGGTGGCGTAGTCCCTGCACTGCCTACTTTTTCTAATCAAACAGTTACCTCCGGAGGCACAGCAGGCACATTGGCCGGTACGCTCGCGACCGACGGGGCACTCACAATCACTGCAGGTGGTGCAGGGACAACTGCAATTGGTCAAGTTATTCAGGAGCTAACTATTCGATGAGGATCCTGCTGCTGTTGCTTTTGGCTGCTCCAGCTGCAGCAATTCCTGTAGTGCCAAATTTTCAGCAAGGTGTGCTGTCTTCCACGACACGCACCAAAACAAAAGTGACTGAAGTGATCAACTCATACGAGTACAGAACAGGGTATGAGTACAGCGCAAGCGGAACTAATATTGCCCCGATTGGTGGCAGCATTGCCCCAGCTAGTCTTACGACAACGACCAATACATTGAATGGTGTTTCTAGTCGTTGGACTGGTCTTGACCCTGCTAGCAAACCTGCTTGGAACATCGTCAACCAAGGCGCATCGTTCCAGTTTGTTGAAACACTCCAAGGGCCAGGACTCACAAATCACACATTGATCAACAGAGAAACAGACATTGAATCTTTAACAGAGACGACAAGCACGTTTAGCCAATGAAGCGAGTCATCGCAACGCTTTTGCTGCTAACCGCTCCAGCACAAGCACAGGTTTCAAGCACTGCCGCTCCAGTAGCAAACAGTTCAGGATCAGTTACCAACCAAGCTGTTCAGGTCGTCCCAGCAAGACAGTTTACTAATACTTACGGCGGTGGAATTAGCTGCCAAGGTGCAACGTTAAGCATCAACCCTTTCATCAGTACAACAACAGGCTGGGCGCAACCATACGAAAGCCACTACAACGAACCTGTATATGACACGATTGATGTTGTTGGTGCGTTTGACCCTGAAGGAAATGCAATTCCAGATGGCAGGCCAGATAATCCGGGCGATGTTCTTTTTTACAAGCCAATTAGAACAGGGCAAAAAACAAACCTATCAATTAACGGCGGCATCACTGCCACGATTTCGATACCGCTGGATCGTCATCACGTACGAACTTGTCGCAAAGCCGCCGAAAAACAGGTGGCACTTCTAGACGCAACCCTTGCTGACAAAAGACTCAACTACGAAATTGCAAGGCTGAAGAATTGCGCTGGCTTAATGAAAGAAGGCATAATTTTTCACCCCAGCAGTCCTTATGCGTCAATCTGTGCTGATGTTGTCCTGACTAACCCGCCAGGTGTCCTTCCGCCCCACACACATTCAATACCTACTTCTTCAAAGACCGCTGAAACTTCCGACGCTGCCAAGCAGACTCAACAGCGACCTTCTTCCCAAGCTTCTCTTTGATCTTCTTAATCGTCTTTTTAACGATGGGTTTGACAACCTTCAGCAAAATATCGCCTAACGGTTTGGCAAAGATAGCTGCCGTTGTCGCTACTGCTGCAATCGTTGCCGTCGTGACCACAACAGGGCCACCAGGCAAATAATTGCCGATGATCGTTGGTACGTCCAACGGGTCGAGCTGTGCTTTGCATTCTCCATCGACTCGCTTGTAACCAGTAATGACAGCAGTCTGAAGCTTATTCTTAGCGCCAATAGGTATTGCGTCCGGTGGCGGACATGGCAGTTCCGTGTCTACATTTGGAATGCCAGCAAGTTGGGAGGCTGCTGGTGAAGGGGACTTAACCGGTTGTTTCGAGGCAGCCGGTTTTTCTTTTGGTACTTCAATTGCTGGCGGCTTGGCTGACCCATAAGTCAACGTGCCAGGTGTAATATCCATCGCGTTAAACGACGGCATCGTCCCATCACAAACAACAAAGTTCCCTTTTGGGTCATTGTCATAAGCTTTTTCGTTTCCAGGCTGTGTATTTCTGGTCTCAACGCAGCCGGGTATATCAGCAACCGGAAAACCCAGCATCAACGTGATCGGTGGCTCTTGCGGAATACTTTGCGGCGGAATACCTCTCCAAACTGGTATTTCTGGGACGTACACACGCCCCACACCAATCTCAGGTATTTCAGGCACCGAATCAGAACGGCAACTTAGGTGTTTCGATTGCTGGGCCTGTAGCTGATGGCAGCTCAGGCATCACGTCATCAATCTGACCAGGAAGCATGTCAGTCACTAGCTTTGTAAGCTCAAGCTTTAGCTCACTCATGTAGTGCTTTGTGATTGATGGGATGCGCGTGTAAAGCGTCACCGTCCCAATCACCATGCCTGCGGACATTGTGAATGCTGCGACCGACATTACGTTGAAAAGTTTTTGCATGATCAAATTGCAAAGAAAAAACCTCCCCTGCTGTGTGAGACCAGGGAAGGTTGCAGTTGCTCTGTTAAAAGACTAGCTCAGAATGCGTACTTGAGGCCAAGCTTTGACCCCCAGCTGAAGTCGTCGCCAGTTACGCCGCTGAGTTCTCCATAGACGGAAACGCTTTCAGCAACCTGAACTGCGCCACCGAATTTACCGGCAAACTCAACTTCGTTTTCTGAACCGTTTGGCATCAGGATTGCAGGGCCGCCCTGGATGAACCAGGAATAAGCGCCTTGGCCGCCTTCGTAGCCAACGTCAAGGTTCAACGCACCACCCAAGTAATCGTCGCCAACAGTTGCGCCGTTAAATTCTGGGTTCAGGTAAGGACCAGCGAGGGCAGACGTTGGTGCCAATGCAACTGCCGTAGCGGCTGCACCAAGAACAAGAGACTTGATCATTTTTAGAAAGGGTTGAAGTTCCTAGCACCAGATTAACTGGCCCAGTCAATGGACGGTTTTGGATGTGATCTACAGGATCAGTTTTCGTCACTACCAGGGAGCCATAGATGATGCTTTTTAAAAAGCCCCGTGTATAGGCCCCGTTGAGGATGATCAGCTCTGTCGCGACCTTCGTGCAAATAGAGCATCTCAAGCCATGTGACTCGATTGGCGTTCGCCTCAATGTCCTCTGCGCCCGGTTTGCCGCAGATCAATGGATCGGGTTTAGTAGTCACGCTCATCCTCGTAAAGGTCGTCGTCTGGGTCAAACGCTAGAAAGAGGGTTGTTAATACAGCCCCCGCTAGCGCACCAAAGATAAAGGTCATGCAGGATCCGCTGGCCAAGCTGTAGCAATAGCAGGGTTGACAATCATTTGCACGTTGCCATCGCTGTCCAAGTCATTGACGGTTTCCATCACAGGCTTGTCGTCAGAATCGACAACACCATTTCCGTCAGAGTCAGTCTGCTGCTGCTGCTTGGTTTTTACGATCATTGACGCTCCAAACAACAGCTCTTTGAGTTCTTCTGCAGTCTTGCAAGCGTCGATTTCGGTTTGGCGCGTATTGCATGACGTACGAACAGCAGCTCGATACGTTTGCCATGAAGTTGGGAATGCGGTCTTAGCAGCAGCGAAACTGCTGTTGACTTCTAGTTCTTTGACAACGCGCCAATCAGATGGGGCAAGCAACGATGAAGCGATCTGATCTTGCTGTGCTTTCCACTGTGTCTTCAGACCTGTGGTTTTGACTTCAACGCCATCAACAGTTTCTGTTTTGTCGTCTAGTTGCTTGGGGTTGCCAACGCCCCAGAAAAATCTTTGATCCCAGCCTTGGGCAGCTGCACCATCAGCGACCCAGCTAATGCCAAGCATGGCACGATCTTGTGAACTGCTTAATCGCAGCCAGTTAGCTGGGTATTGAACATCGTTGTACTCCCACGGAATATCCAGGGGTAACGCACGACTGCCGATTTGATAGCCCATGAGGATGCAGGTGATGAACGAAGTTTAACGAGCAAGCCCGCCATTAGCCTGGAACGGATTTTCTGCGAAGGCAAGATATATATAAGTACCGCCACTAGCGTTGTTATGAGGGCCTGAAGTTCTAATTTTGAATCCATTTGACAAGAAATCGTATGGATCTTCTGTAATTGTTGAGTTATTAGTATCTGCGTACAAGACATCTTCAATTGCGTTGTAGGTACCACGTGCGGTATCTCTAATCCGCCAGTTACCAACACCGTCAGTACGTTTTTGTATTAAAAATGCCGGTCTAAACCCGGTAAACACAAAAGGACCATCAGTGGATCCATTGCCGGTGTACGAACCCATTGCGCTGTAGCCCGCGACAGGTGCGAAGCAGTAGGCAATATGCACTTGTTGACCTCCTGGCTGCATTCCTGTGCCCGCATAACACACCGAGCTGTCAGGGTCTGAAGTCCAATAAGTATTAGTTGTGCCCAACTCTGCGTTGGTTGAATTTAACCATATAAACTTGCGCCCAGAGCTAAGTGCAGTGAGTCCTTTGTGATAAGTTTGCCAATTACTTGTAGCTCCTTTTGGTCGCATAACAAAAAATTCAGGAGCCGCGTTCAATCCATGGCCAAACGTCCAGGTACCCGATGACGGATTTGTAAACTCAACAATCGAGAAGCCACTTTCGGGTGACGCCATCACCTGGCTCGCGATTGATGGGACGTTCGTTACTGATACGCCGGAATCAATTAAGAGTTTGCCGTCAATTTCAATTCCACTAAACCGTGGGTTACTAACACCAGAAGCAATAGTAATACTTGTTATAGGCGAAGTAATGCCTAAATCTGTAAGATTAACTGCAGTTTGTGTAACCCCAGTAGTAACAGAGCTACTAAAGTCAAGAGTCCCACCAGCGTGTACGCAAGTAAATTGATTACCAGAAGGCATTCCGTCACCAGCACAATAAATAATTGCCGAACCAGTAAAGGCATAACCACCTGTTGGAGTCCAGGTCATAGTGCTGTTGCCGTTTACCCTGCAGCCAAGACCAGTAAGAGTTCCATTAAAACCTGATGTTGCTGGATTAGCAGGCTCGATACCATTACCAGTGGAAGTCATCATGCCACTCCACGTCTGACTCTGGTCATACACCGAGCTATTTAAACCACCAGCAGGAATCGTGTAGCCGCCCTTATCGCTTGTATTGACCTGGAAGCCCATTCCAGAATGATTCGTGCAATACGCATATAACGTTGGTGCGCTTGCTGCAATCACAATTTGCGTAAACGCTCCAGCACTACCTGGCGTTCCAGCAGTCGTTACACCTGTTGTGTACTCTGATCCACCGCCATGCGTTCCATCGCTAGTGGTTGAGAACCGCAAAGGATGGCTGCTATTGGTGCTGGCTGATTGGTCAAACTTGTAGGTGCTGCCTTCCGCAAGAGTTAGCGTTGGCTGCTGCACACCATCGATGTAGAACTTACCGCCCGAAACAGTAACGGTGTAGGTGTTGTTGCCATTCCCTCCGTCCCAATTCCATGAAACGTAACTACGCCCATTTATATTTACGCTTCCTGCGGTTGTATTAGCACCTAAGCTGTAACCGTCCGAGTTAAATGCAGTTATACCTGTTGCGTCAGTACCTTCAGCAGCCGTATCGTTTGAATACAGTGTTTTGCTTGGCCCTCTAACCGCATCAATAAGAGTGTGAAAGTCAGTGTGACTGCGAGCCTTAGTCCAAACCCAATCAGGACTAAAATTCAAGCCTGTAATATTTTGGCTTGAGCCCGTACCAGAATATAACTTCGTATCAAAATACTTACTGCCATCCGCAATCGCTGGGGTCGGTAAGTTTGCGGTGTTTAAAGACTTGTAGCCGCTTGGTGCGGCATACGCAAAGGCACGTTGGCCAAAGTTGGCAATCATTGTTGAAGAGGATCCCAAATCTCCAATCTTTGGTACAAATTCGCCACTAAGACTCGTGAAAGCTGTGCCTTGCGAGGCTCCGTTTTTGTAAAAAGCTAATGTCCCATTGTCTAAATCAAGCGCAACACCTATAACATCCCCTGTTGTATATGAAACTCCGTAGGAGCTTGAAGAGGCATTATTCATTTTAGTGCTGTTAGATCTATAAGACCAAGAAGTGGCAGGGTATCCTGGATAATCTGTTGTTTGTTCTGAAGCGTAGGCAATACCGATAGCGACTCCACTGCCAATGTTTGTAGGAGTAATCTCCCAATACCATTTACCTGACGAAACAGCAATGGTTGCTGACATCGCACTATTGCCGTTTGAACCTGCGGTTACAAACTTCAAATTGCCATCACTCAATACTGCACCAGAGCTGGTGGTGTAAAGAGAATTGAGCGTCGCATAGCAGCCCACGACTTCTCCGCCGACTCCGGTGTCGTCCTGCGTACCGTTGCTTGGTGAGTCAACTAGGCTGTCTTGATCAACAACGTCACTACCGGTCAAATAAGCTCCATTGTTGTCAATATCAATGTAATAAATGACTGGTTGGCTTGAGCTTTGTATGCCAATCGTATTTAACGTTCCAGAAAAAGAAATGTTGTGCTCTTGCGCTCCAGTACCTGCCAAAGCTGTTGCAGAGCCATTTAAATAAACATTGCCGCTTGTGGCGCTTGAATATTTAATTTTGACAGAAGAAGAAACTGCAATCCCATCAGGAAAAACAAATTGCCCTAACGCAGCTGATGTATTTACTTCAGCATAAGTTCCGGTATTGCCGTCAAACGCATTACCAGGATTGGTAAATCCTGCATTGGCAAATAAACCGCTAGCCAGTAAGTTATTCGGCGTCCAGTTGTTTCCTGGCCGGTCCGCAAAGGCTGCGTAGATAAATGTACCGCCCGAGCCGTTGATGTCTGGCGCTGTATTTGTAATTTGAAAACCAGTAGACGTAAAGCTAACCGACAAAGTAGAACCTTCAGCGGCTGACAAGTTTGCAAGTAGTTCTTTATTGGTGCCACGCTTTGCGTCAATTATTGCCCAGTGATAACCGCTTGAGTCTGTCCGCTTAATTAACACGTAAGTAGGTTTAAAACCAGTCGTGATTGTTGGCCCTGTTGCAGAACCATTGCCTGTGTACGATCCAAACTTGGAAAATCCGGCAACTTCAGACCAGCAATAGGCAATTAGGCTATCGCCTGAAGTATCTAAGCCTGTAAAATAATTTGTGCTAAAAACACTGCTAGTTGGGTCTGATAGCGAACCACCTGACGAAATATCGTATTCGGCCCAGTCCTTAAAGAATAAAACTTTATTAGCAGAAAGGAGGGGACTTTGGATTACCCAATCAGAGTTAGAGGCTCTAGATTTAGTTATGACTAGTTTTGGAGCACTCGAAAGGCCGTGGCCTACGGTGTTATTACCAGCACTTGAACGGCCACCAGTATAGCTAACAATACTAAATCCATAGTCATTGTTTGCACTTACTTGACTATTCAAACTTCCGTCAGTGTTTGATACTGCAGCGCCGTTGGCCTTCCAGCACCAGGCAACGTAATCTTTAGAGCTGCCATTGACTCCAGCTGCATTGCCCAACGAAAAGCCATCAGAATCGAAACTCATCAACTCATTTGTTGCTGTACCTTCTGCAGCAGTCAGATGACTGGAAAGATACTTGTTAGCACCGCGCACACTGTCATATAAGTTGTGTCCATTGGTGCTTGTCCGTGACTTGATCCAGACAAAATCTGGTTGGAAGGCAAGCGATGATATTGACTGCGTTCCACCATTACCGGAGTAGGTCACCACGTCCATCCCGCCTTTGGGATTTAGCGTGACCGTTTCCTTCTGATCGTATCCAAGGGCTTGAGTGGTGCTGTTGTCTGTAAACGGCAGGCGGAAAGAATTGTCGGCTACGGATATACCAGAGTCAATAAGTAACTTCCCATCAACACGGACCCTTGCAACTAGTCCATATCCAGTTGAACCAATACTGGTTAAGTTGCCTGAGCCAGTAAGCGCAGTAACCCAACCAAGGTTAGTGTCAGACGTTCCAATGTTGAATCCAGAAACAGCACTGCCGTTTACCCTAATTTGATTGCTTGAACTAAATTTATAGCCGTAAATTTCGACCTTTGATGTATAAGGGATTCCGCTGGTAAATGTAAGGTCGGAACCTCCCGCACTCCAGGTATAGGTTGTTGGCGATATGTCGAACGCTGATTGCCACCCACTACCTGTCGTATTACTTGTGCTACCAGAGTGGCTTCCATAAGTGCTCCACGTCTGGCTATTGTTAAACCAGCCATATGTCCCAGTAAATTCCTTAGCTTGCCAGACCCCGTTAGCATCAGTTTCGCCAAAGTCAGTCGGCGCAAGCGCCTGCCCGTCCACAAAGTTGACTTCAGCTAGGTAGCCGTCGTGATAAGTGCTGCCCGGAGCGTAACCAATAGTGTGCGAAATATTGTTGTTAAAAGTAAGGTCTGCGTTTTGCGTTGGATAGGAAGAACTAAAAAACGACGTCTCCTGAACTCCATTAACGTATATTTTTACCCTGTTCGCTGCTGTAGATTCAGTCGTGTCAATTGCAACAACAAAATGATACCAAGCACTTGTGTCACGAAATTTTCTGTCAGTAATTACGTCGTATCCACCCGTTGCTGCATCAAGAACCCTAAGGTTATCGCCTCCATCATCATTGTTAAAACGAATCATGGAGTTAGTGCCACTTCCACCAAACAAGCCGTGCTTTTGACCACCTATTTGGCTGCGCTTTACCCAACCGCTCCAAGTCCACGTCTTTCTATTACCTGCAGATCCAAAAGTTCTGGACAGATTCGCGCTATCACCGCTGTTAAATCTCAGCGACTTCGACACAGAAAAAGCATCCGCCGCTCCAGCAGTCGTTGCTAGAAACAGCGGACTCGCAGCACCAGGAATACTCATGAAACGTTCAGCAGCGAAGTAACCGTGATGCGCGTTGCGCTCTCGCAATAATAAGCCAATACATCAACAGCAGCAGCCGTTGTCGTCAACGTTGGTGCCGTACCACCAGCAAACTTATACTTCGTGCCCGCATAAGCAAGCGTCCTGCTTCCCGTTCCATCCTGCGTAATCACAATCACACCGGACTGACCAGCAGTCACATTGCTTGGATCACCAAGTGTTCTTCCACCCCCGAGCGTGACGCTGAAGTTGTTACCCAAACTCATGTCAACAGCAATGGTTGCCCCATCCGTCAATGCAACAGGCGTTCCACGCTGTGCCTTCGTAAAGCTCTGAGTAACGGCAAGGCCAGCAAGCGTTGTAGTCGAAGCAGGAATCGTGACCGTAACGTCAGCGCCTGGATCAGCAACACTCAACGTCAGCTCATGAGCGTCAGGCGTTGCACCTTCAAAAATCAGGCTGCCATTAAACGTAGCGTCACCAACAAAGGTTGATGTGCTGTCGAACGTTGCAACACCTGTGACATCTAGCGTTCCAGGGACATCGACGTTGCTTGTAAATTCAACGTCTGTGCCGTTAGTCGCTGTTTGCAGCAGTTGGCGAGCACTGCCGTTTGCAAGCTTGCTAACTGCAATCTCAGCTGAAGCGTTGATGTCCGCATTGGCAATCGTGCCATCCAGAATCATCGTGCTCGTAACAGTCCCCGTGTCACCAGTTGTTATTACCGTTCCGGTAATATCGGGGAACGTAATTGTGCGATCAGCGGTCGGATTAGCGCAAGTAATTGTTAGTTCAGATCCATCGTCAGCGGAACCTTCAAACGCCAATACAGCGTTCTGTCCTAACAGCACCGTTCCAGTAAATGTTGGGCTTGCTGCACCTAACTTCTCAATGTCAAGCTCCTGCAATGCAGCCTGAACATCAGTCGCTGAAATGCTTCCTGAAGCGGTAAAGCTGATATTTGAAGCAGTCTGACCAGCGATTGCATTTGATACATCGATCAGAATAAAATCTGCACCTGCCCCAGTAGACAGAAGCATGTCTGGGGGCGCTAGCGAGACTGAAGGCGCTGAACCTGAGCCAGTACCGCTGGCACTGACAACCACGTAATAATTTTGGTTGGTCGAAGCAGGTGCTGGCAAGGCTTGCCCGCTCGTAAAGCCAGCAGCACTGCCCTCACTCGTTACGCTGTCCAGCAAGTTTGTGCTGGCGTCATACGTTCCAGCAAGAATAAGGTTCCCGCTAATAACCGTAATCGGCAAGAATGATGACCCAGTGTGGATATAAAGGTCTTCGTTAAGCTCGTCAAAAAAGAACTGACCTTTAAAATCTGCTGCCGGGAAAGTAACAACATTGTTAGTTGCACCCGCACCACCAAATTTGGTGATTGACGAGTCAGCTAGCTTTTCCCCCGTAATCGCATCGCTTGCAATTCGATCTGATGGGATTGTGCCGCTTGTGATTTTTGACGCCGCAAGATCAGGTATATCAGTAGCGGCAAGAGTCGCACCACTTGAGACATGACCTTGGCCGTCAACCGTTACCTTCGTGAAGGTGCCAGTTGATGTGGTGTTGCTGTGGTTCAGATTGCCGCTACCGTCAACAGCTAAGCCCGTTCCAGGGATAACAGCACCCTTTGCGCTGCTAGTGGCTGCAGGCAAATCACTACCCGTTAAGGCACGGCCGCCAGTTACTAGACCTTTGACGTTGTAAGTGACGACATGGTGCGTTGAGCTGGCCGTTACATCGTTATCAACTTCAATCGTGTTGGAGTCCATGCGGAGCCCTTCACCATTGACAATCACACCGCCTTTGGCGCTTGTCGTTGCAACAGGAATATCACTGCCATCAATCGTTCGATAAGCAACCGTTCCACCAGCACCGGTTGGGCCAGCCATGAACTGGTTGGCTGAAGCCGTGTCATCAATCGTTGCTGCAATCTGAACGCTTGAACCCGTTGTAGTGGCAACAATGTCAACTAGACCAACCGTGCTCCCAGTAACAGTGTTGACAGAGCCAGCCGCCTTAAGGCTTAACCATGCTGACCCTGACCATGCGTACAAATTATTGTCGTCAGTGTCTAAAGCAAGCTGACCTATAAACGCTCCAGAGGCAGGCAGCGTTGTGACTAGGTCAACCGTTGATTCGTTTGCAAGCTTGGCTGCTGTGATTCCATCATCAGCGACCTTGGCCGTTGTAATTGCAGCATCAGCAATGTCTGCTGTGGCGATGCCACCTGCAGCAAACAGAATCTTTGCGCCTGGGATTGTGTCGTCACTGATTAAGGTGACACCGTTTGCGACCAGATCGCCAATCGTCAGCTTTTTTGTCTCGCTTGCACTGTTGTCAACAACAGCAACCAAGTCAGCAGTAGCTAAAGCAGAGCCAGCTAACGCATTTAGCTCACTAATTTTTAGGTCAGCCATGGGTGGCTAGCTCCGGGTTAAATGTCCTGCTGTAACAGCAGTTTAGCGCCACTGTCTTGATCCAAGCGTATGTCACCAGAGTCCTCTTGCAAGAGAGCATCTGGCGTATCAGTTGACATTCTTAAGAGCAGCGGACCTGTTGTTATGAAATCAGCCGTAATTTGAACAGTGCTGTCAGGTGAAAACTGTATGGCGGCTGACGTAATAATTCCTACAACGCGCCACCAAATCTCATCGTCATTGCGCTCTGCAACCCCACTCGGGTTGTAGCCGTTCTTTTTAATATAAAAACGCCCGATAAAGTTACTGCCAACTTTTGTGCGATGCGCTAGCTCGTACAAGTACATCGGCACCTCTTGGGTGCTATTGCCGGTATATTCCCAAAAAGCACTAATACGACCAGAGCCGGAAATTAAAGTATTAACTCTGGAACGAAACTCATCAGATAGCACCGTTGTGTCAACCGTTTCACGCTCAGTATTGATTTCAAAGCTATTAACTTGGGCCAAAATACGCGGCGCAGCAGATTCAACAATGACCTTGATAGGTATTGAGTTGCCTGGAGTGGCAAGCGCAATCGCATTTGATTTGCCGCCACTGACCGCATTGGCAAAACTGTCGTAAAGCCTGATCCCGTCTAGCTCGTCAACATGAATAAACTTTTTTACAGCCGAGTCCGTGTAACCGTTGATAAAATCAAGACCGCTACCATCCGTACTTGTAATTTCGACTTGATCGCCTGAAACAAGTTGACCGTGCTCAAAATCAAAGCTAAACCGTTTTTGAGCTGCGTTTACGTCAGGAACATCAATCGTTGACCGCAACTCGCCGCCATTGAAAACACGTTCTAATTCAATCTCGCCAAACGTTCCAAGATATACAGTCATCAGATATTCACGAATGTTGGAGCGCCACACCCTTGGAACGCAATGTCAGCCGCAAAAATTTCACCTACTGACATCGTTAGCGTCACATTCGTAATTATTACCCGCAACTCAATGTAAAGACCGTCTGCCGACCCATCATCAACCTTTAGTCGAAGACTAGATCGAACTTCGTTTGGTGTATTTTGATCGCCTTGCAATAGGCTTGCCCCTTTCCCAGGGCTTCCGTCTCTCGCTTTAATTACTTTGTTAATAAACGTACTAGCGTTGTTTAAATTTGATTCATCTCTGTAATAAAGAACACGACAGCTGCCACTGGTGTTGCGGCTATCAGGCTCGAAAAAATCATCGCTCTCGCTAAGAGTCCTTGTGTTCAGCACGGAAACAGTCGTGCTGACAGTCCAATTCTGAACTGAGGCAATGGTGTTGCCTTCAAGCAACAGACTTCCCTTTGTGCCAGTAAAAAAGGGCATCAGAGCACGCCAATCAGATTAACTGTAACAGTGCTAATCCCTGAACGCACCTGGACGACCTGCGGGGGGCCTTCGTACCTGTACTTATTCCCAAAAGTCTTTGCGTCAATCTCACTTGTATTGCCCTCCCAGCCTTTCGCGTAACCACTAGGCATAAAGTCAAACGTGCCAAACGTCCCCTGTTCTTCTTCGTAGTGGTCTAGAAACAGCTCAGCGCTGTAGTCCGGAATGTTTGCGTAAGTCAGGGACAGCTTCATGTTGGTGCGGTTGCTGCCGTACAAAATCCTATGCTCAACGCCGTTTTGACTCTTAAAGACCTTGACGGGAAAGTCGCCAGCGTCAAACGTGCGAGCGGTAGGGATTAAATCAGGGAAAGCCATTAGACATCCTCCACTTCTACAGAGTTGGGGTCTTCAACGAATTTGGCAAGCTCACTAGCTCCATCACTAGTGCAATTATGCTCGGAAGCCACAATATCCACTGTGCCCTCCTGAGAAAACGTTAACTGCTCAACAACATAAACGTTTTCGCTCTTGTTGCCGTCTTGGACAGTGAACACAGAATCGTGGAATCTGGTGTCAGCCACCCTCCCACCGCTAATTTCCATCTGTCCATCTTCTACGTCTTCTGAACCTACTTGGAAGAAGGTGACGTTATACATTCCATCAGGGAGGCTTTCGACACTTGTCACCGCCCCGGATGAACTGACCGTACCATTTTTTGAGCTTCTATACGGAGAAGACTCAGTAATGACCTTAATGTATGAACCCGCTCTTAAATTTAAACCTTCTATCGTCGTTGAAAAACTAATTGTATGAGTGACAAACTTACGAAGACCTAAGAAGTATTGCGCGACCTTAACAGCGTGACCCCTAGACGTGCAGAACCGTGTCAAATCAAAATTCTCTTCCGGCAGGTTTGCTGATGGGCTACCTTTTATTTTTACTTTCATAACTCTTTCTTCTGGGAGTTTATTACGCGACTCAAACCGATACCGAACCGTGGCTGTAAAGTTTCTGCGCTCTTCGCTTCTTAAATATTCGAGCTTGTAGCTGTCTTCCAAGATGTTGCCTGACGTGAACAGCTGATCAATTGGTACTGGCCCGGTGTTGATGTGACCGCTTGCTTTGTTATACGGGAGAGCTGGCAGCAGAGAAAATTTCCCATCCATCATCACAAAGTTGCACAAGAAATAAGGCGCAGTGTCTATGATGTATTGACGAAGATTTGTGCGTTCTGTAATCGCTCCATTAAAAAATAATTCTTGCTGGTGAATGAACCTAGCGGCCTCTCTAAAATCATCTACGTTTAGCAAGAACGCATTATCTGGGGTCATGCCCATAAGATTGCCCGCTCCGCCTTGCCTGTCGGTCAGCAGGTAAAAGACAAGGTCGGAGTATAAGTGGCTTGGGCCAAACGAAGCTTGGTAATACAAATCGCCTGGTTCGTCATAAGGGTTATTTACAGAAGCAGTCGTATCAGGGTGCAAACGTTTAACAGGTATCCCCTGCCCGATCCAGCAACGCAGCTGATCCAAGCTTGTAAAGTTACGGCTAGCCTTGAGCGATAACCCGGCAATTGTTAAACCGTTATATTCTGGAACTTTGCTATTAGGCAAAACTTCGTTGACGTAAACAATACTGTGCTCAGGCTCTGATTCGTTTGATTTTTGCACCAAACCTCTATAGAAACTTAGATCTGCATACTGACTATGATTTTCAAATTCGGTATCTCCTGTTAACTCAGACGTGCCAGGAACAGTCACAAGATCAGCGACCCTGTATTGAAAACCTACTTGGTTATAAGTCCAGTAGAAAGCGTTATTGGCAGGAGAAATGGTCTCGGTGTGCGTAAAAGTTTCTTCCTTATTCCAATCGCTTGTCGTGTAACCGTCATCAATAACTTCGACAGGGCCAGAAAAATTCCACTTCTTTGTCAGGCCAGTAAAGTGGCCCGGAGGCAAACTCATCACCTCAACATTAAGTCTGATTTTTATTCTTTTATTTCCTTCTTGAATGCTTTTAATTGCGCTGTTTTTTGTACCAAGTGCAAGATTTTCTGCATCACCAAAAATGTCGTAGAAGTAGCCACCCATGCGCCCTTCAGGCACGCTTGTGGTATTAATGTCCGTAATCCTGTAATAAAACCCGGACCACCGAATTTCTTGGCCAGAGGGATGGTTGTTTCTGAAATTATTGCTGCTTGGATAAGGCGAATTAGAGTATCCTGGCTGCTCTGTGCCTTCTGTCGAACCCTCTCCGCGCCTAATAAGAATAAGATCGTTCTTATTAAACCCTGGAGAGCTACCAATTACTTGAGCACTAAGTATATTCCAAACATAAGTTTGGCCTTGGTTCACTCTTGCATAGTGGTCAGCTTCCAATCGTCGCTTGTTGACCGTCCATTGCACCCTTATCCATCTATTGCCGGGCAAATCTTCGCGAGTGTTTAAAGTTCTTTGTGTTCCTTCACCGCCTGGATAATTATCAGGATTGCCAAAAATTGCAAAGGTAAAAGAACCCATCCTGCCGGGAGGCTCCAGATTGCCTGCGTTCCGGTCTACGACCATTGAGATGGCCCGGCGAAATACACCACCCTGATCCGCAGGTCTTGCAGAATTTGGTTGTACCGCTGAAGGCACCGTGGTCTGTTGACCAACTATTCTGGTTCTTGGGTTGCGTAAAAATTCTTTGTTCTTTTCAATATCTTTCTTTCTAATCCGGGAGCCAGCCATTTCTATTTCAAATTTTCCAAGACCTGGAACATCCTTATCTTCAAAAATAAGGGGTTTTTCTACATCAGATATTGACGCAGAGAGAAGAATCATTCCCTGATCGTCAGAGAGCTGCGCCACCTCAGATGCCGCAACTGACACAAACTTAAATTCAAGCTCTTTAGGCTCTCCTTGTGGATGCTTGAACCTAATAAAATTGTATTGATCGACAGGCGTGCTGCCCCTGACAACAAAAAATAAATTTATACGTCTAAACCTAAAAGCATTCCCACTGCTATCTACGCCAGCTTCACGAACGTAAACTTGAAACACAGAAGACCTGACAATTGAGCCTGTGTACGTTCCAGAGCGCACTGATACTTCGTTCTTTTGAAATTCGTCTAACTGGTCTGGAGTGGGCAGGTTGTTAAAAGAGCAAATACCATTTAACCGTTGAAAAACTCTACTTCGGATGCCTATCTCAGTTACAACAGCGGGCTTGTTGTTTCTGACGATAGCGGTAGCAATTCTTGTTACGGGATAAAATATAGGCTTAACCCCACTCCCATCAGCAATAAAGTCTTTTTCAGGATCTATAACTTCATGGTCGTTTACGAAACCAATTCTTGCGTCTTGCGACTCTTCAGTATCAATACACCTTAAGCTAATTTTTTGAGTCATATTAATCGTAGGGTCAAACCGTTGATGCCTGCGCCCTATAACCACGAACAATACGTTGCCTACAGCAAATTGCTCTCCAACCTGCATTGCTGCATCGGCTGCAATCTGCTCTGCCTCGACCGTAGCGTTAATGTCATCGACATTTTCACCGCCTCTATTCTTGCTGCGCTGATACTTGTCTTCCGGAATTTCTCCTTTCTTGATTTCAAATTCAACAATGTCGCCAACATCAACTCGATCTCTTTCCGTTAAGTTAGTACCTGGCACGTCAAGCACTGTTCCGTTTGTTCTTATAAGTGCGCTTAAACCCATGCGGGGGCTGTACTGACGACCTTCGCCATCCATATAAAACCGCCGTACTTTTTTTAACAGATCTTCGTCGCCTATGTCAAAGTTTGAATCCTTGTCGCCAGTAATCTTCATTTGGCGCAACGTTAATGCGTGCTTTTGCTTGTCCTCAGTTCCCTTAATGATTGGCACAAGCTCAAAATTTACCCTGTAACCAGTGCCATTGGGAATAGCCCCGTACACCCCAAACTGAGTGTTATTAGTAGGCGAAAACGCATGACAAAAACTTTTAGATTTGGCTCCCGTATCGCTTGGGCATTCAAATACATCATCATCAAGCGCATACTCAAACGGATCTCCTTTACTTGGATCGCCAGCCGATCCATAAAAAAGATTTCTCCGCTCCAAACGGTTAAAGCCTGACGCTGAATCAGTTAGCCCATCCGTCCGCATCGGTGAGTTTCGCTTCCAATAAAACGCAAAAAAGTCGTTAAACAAAATATCTAAGGCGTTGTTGCCGAGAAAAATACCTTCAAGCTCAGGCTCAATAATCCCATCAGGGCTGACACCATCGGCAAAACCGTGTTCGCCAACAACAAACATCAGCTTGGCTGATTGCTGCGTTCCATGGCTAAACATCCGGGACCAAACCAGCTTTGGCGTAACCAACATCCCGCCAACTTTTTTAGCCTTGACATAACGACCAAAAATGATCGGTATGGGAGAACCGTAATCTGCAAGCTCATTTAAGCTGTCAAATCCACGGCTTGGGACGAAACGGCTTGCAGCATTGATGCTGCCAAGGTCTAGCTGTGATCGTTTTGAAGCTTCAGGTGCTTTTGGCTTTGGCGTCAGCAGGTATGAAACGCCAGTTAATACAAGACTGACCGCAATACTTACAATTGCGGCGGTTATTGGATCGCCGTTAACTACATGAGGAATGTGTTCATATTCTGCAGGTCTTAATCGACCACGCCGCCTTACTTCAGCCGCAAATAGTTGATACTCTTCTTTTGTGATTCCAATTGTCTTGATTAATTCTCTTTCGTACGGAAGCAGTGGTACGTCGTAAACAGTTGGACCGAAGACCATTGCACCTTCTTTGACATTCGATTTACGTACAAAATTCCCGTCTGCCATGTGACTGCGAATGCCCAGGATTGCTGCGGTAACAGCAGAATGTCCCCATCATACTCAGGCTTCTTGACCCGAAAACCCCACTTCAACAAATCACGCGATACTTCCCATTTGCTTGCCTCGTACCAGGACTGCTTAAACGGCGGCGGTTCAATGCCGATATAACCCAAAGCCTTGTAGCAAAGGTGGATACAGTCGATATAACCATCGCTGCCGTCAGCGCCTAGCCGATACGGCATCCCAATTAGATCACTGCAATCGGACACCATTACTAATTGGCAGGTTGCCTACAAGTGTTTGAGTCAAAGATCGATTTGGCACGTCCGTACCAACAGCATCCAAGACAGAACTAAGCTCTATGTTGAGCGAAACGTTGTCCCACTGTCCACCACTGACGACACCTGTGTAAGTGTGAACAACAGTAGCGCCAGGACTGGTCACTGTCTGATCTTCAACAGAAGTGGAGTTTTCAATAATTAACACCTGAACCATCATTTGGTAGCTTTTGATAACTGCGTCCCTACCCCACTCCCTCGTCAAAGCATTGTTTGGGAAAACAAGGGATGCGTCCATCCCATCGCCTGTGCGGTTAACAGTGACGCCAGAAAAACCAAATGGCACAAACTGAAAATTCGTATTTACATTGTCAGCGCCAGTGTGAGTCATGTTTTTCCCAATAAAAAAGTTCTGAAAGCGGAAATCAGCACCGCCTTCAATCACAATTTGCAAGGCATGACCAAATGCAAAGCTTGTCATAGGCCCAACCTCTTACGCGTACCACCGCTCATTTGTAACCTCTTTAACGTTTGCTGTTCACCCTGTTTAGCACCTTGGCTGGCGGCTTGCCTCATGCCAGATTGGAACTGATCAGCGGTTACATAGTCAACGCTGTTGATACGTTCCACGGTGTAGCGAACGTCGATTGGTGCGGCGACTGCTGTTCCGCCACCGCTGTCTTCCGCTCCACCGCTACTGGTAGGAATAACGCTGTTTCCGCGTGAGCCGCGTGAATAACGCGACATGCTTTCACGCATTTTGGATTCAGGGATGACGTACTCAGGCTCACCACCCTCACCAATCAATGCGTTGGTTGGCTTGTTGACAAAACCGCCTTCTGCGAAGGGGCTAACCATTCCGCCGCCAATTTGATTGACACTAGTAAGCCCTGTGCCAAAAGGATCAGTAGAGCTGCCACCACCACCAGGCATTGAAACACCCAGTGCCTTCATGATCGTGCCGTACAAAATCATTGCTAACTGCTGAGCAATAATCTTTTTCGCCATTGCTAAGAAGTCAGAAGCAATAGATTTCAACATGTCTGCTAATGCTTCTTGCCCAGTTTTGGCACCAGTAACAACATCCCCAAAAGCATTCGCAAAAGCACTGCCCATTGATGTAGCAGCAAATGCAACTTGGTTTTGTGTCTCTAAAAGCTTTTCAAGCTGCTGTTGCATCTGGAAGCCAGGGTCAGCTTCAAGCCGACGTTGCGCTTCTTCTTCTTGGCGCTTAGCTTCTTTCGCTGCTTTTTTATTTGCTTCGTCCGTAACCTTTTGCTGTTTTTCGCGCCGATCTAAAATATCTTGTTCAAAACCAGCCGCCGCTTCTAATAGTGCTATTTCTTCTTCACGCGGCAATAAGTTAGCTTCTGAAATTTTTTGCTTTTCAATTTGAAAATTAAGAACAATTCGTTCTGCTTCAGTTAAAGCATCTGACTGACCAAGCAAACGCTTGTTTAAATCAAATAACTCTTGCGACATATCAACACGCTCTTTTGCTGCAGCGCCGCCACCAGAATCTTTGGTTGGCAAAGTAATAGGCGAAGTCCCCGTAGCGCTTGAAGCAATATCAGCGGCACTGGCCGGGAGTTGTCCAGGCACAGCCCCGCGGGCAATGGCTAGACGCCTTGACAGCTCACGCTCAAGAACTTCCTCACGAAACTGTTGAGCCTCAGTAGACCTTCCAAACGGGCCTGGTTTGCCAAATTTATTGTTCGTCTGCAAAGTTGCTGCTTGTTCTGCCGCAAGCCGTGCAGCAGTAGTTTTGCCGCCAGAGGAAACGCCCTCAACAATGTTGCCAACAGTTTTTGCGACACCAGCAAGCAACCCACTGATAAATCGAATAGCAGGCTCAAGCTGTCTAATAACGGTGCCTAGTTCGGATATTGCATCAGTAATCGCAGGTATTGCACTTTCAGTAGCCGCAACCTGAGCATCTTCAACTGCATTTTGGAACTCTTTAATTTTTGCAGCAGGACCATTTAATGCCTGAGCAAGACTTTCAGCACCATCAGACTCAATGCGCTTAAGTGCCTTAATAACAATGTCACTTGTTAGCAACCCTTGGGCTGCATATTCTTTTAGCTTGCCTGCGGCAATCCCTGTCTCATCAGAAATAGCTTGAAGGACTAATGGAGCTTGTTCTGCAATGCTGCGGAACTCATCGCCACGCAATGCGCCAGAGCCTAAAGCTTGCGACAACTGCGTAAAGGCGGCAGAGGCTTCTGCGGCTGTTGCCCCACCAAGGACTGCTGCGGTTCTGAAACCACCAAAAGTCGAAGTTATATCTTCTAAGGAAACACCAAGCGGTCGCAAACGTGCAAAAGCATTTGCAAGTGATTGATTTGCTTCTGTTTGACTAAGTTTAAATTTCTTTGCTGCCTGCGCTGCAGCATTTTGAAGGCCAGCTACTTCGCCAAAACGTTTTCCTAGCAGTTGAATCCTGCGTTCTGATTCAAGCCTTGCTATACCAGTTTGAACACTTTTAAATCCAGCAAAAGCAACAGCAGCCTTGACGATCCCACCACGCAACCCGCCCATGCTTCTACCAAGCCGGGCAGCATTGCTTTCAAGATCCCGAAAACTTCTTATGCCATTTCGACCCATTCGTTGGAATGCGGCCTCAACGTCCCGCGCACTTTTTTGATTTTTCTTTAACGCTTGATCAACTTTTTTACTGTGTTGCTCAACCTTTCGCAGCGGATTAATAGCCTTAGCGGCTTCGACGATCAGTTCTACGTTCGCTCTTGCCACGACTGATCCAGCACTAGCCCTATCCTACCGCCGTCTTGTTTTTGCGCGATCCATTGCCTGCTGTTCCCGTTCACCCTTCAACTCGTAGTACGCAGCAAAATGCACAAGCTCCGCATCGGTTAGTTCCGTACGAAGCCTGCTAAGCGTCATTCCCAATTCGCAGCACAAGAAGAACTCAAAATTGAGCCAGTTGTCCTGCTTTAGTCGTTTTTTGCTTCTTCAAGGTCAGCCTCTTCACCAAGGCCAAACAAGAACAGCTCAAGCTCGTTCAATACAGACTCAGGCAACTGCCGTTGCAGCTTTGGAGCGTCGGCAGAAACAAAAGCCTTTGAGCCATCTTCAAGCTCTGCCATCTGGCACAGCATCTGCGTGCTGATGTCTAATGCTTCTTCAGTGCCAGAAAGGCTTTGTGCTTTCTTGCGGTCAGCGCGTGTGATCGGCTTAAAAAACAGATCAACAACTTTCTTGCCTTCAGCGTTTTTTAGTTCAAACTTGCGGCGCTGGTTGAGATCAAACGCCCCAACCAGCAGATCGACGGTGCGATTTTGAGCCATTAAATAAAAGCTTGCGCTTAAATTATAGACCTAAATCACTCCAAGTTCATAGTGATCGCGCCGCTGGTGACAAAACTGCAGGACACAACAACAAGTTCACCGGCAGTTGAAGTAATCTCCATGTCCGTAATAATGCCAGCAAAACTGACGGAATCAGTGCCAGAACTTGTACCGGTTGTAAACAACTCAAAAGTTGCGTCGGCTGTGTCAGCAGTCGTAACCACATCTTCGAGGAAAGCTGCTTGGCCTGTTGCATCCGGGTCGTAAACCAGCTCAACAGTGCCAGATCCAGAAATCATGCTGCCAACAAAGCTGCGAAAAGTATCGCCCTGTTTTGAAGTGTCAAGCGTTTCTTTCGTAGTGGTTAAGCTCCAACTACGAGTGCCGACGATTGTTGCGTTGGATGAGCCTGCAGCGTCAAACTGGACTGCTCCTTGTTCGCCTCGGATTGTGGCCATGGTCAGAGTTCCTCGATGGATTCAAAGGTCACACGGACCTGGGTTTGGAAGTAGCCCTCGGGTGCTGCTGAAAGCAGTGCCTCTGGACCTGTTGCAGCGTCGAAGAAAACCCCCGACACGATGACCCTATTGTAAAGGTCCCGAATCCTTTTGCCGATGACAAAATTGGCTCCAGGGCCAACACCTTTGGCTGAAAAGATATTGATGGTGACAATCCCGATAATTCTGTTTTGAGAATTAGTTGTCAGCCCTTGGCTTAAATATTCGTTTGCGCCAAAGCTGACAAGGCATTGAACGAATGAAGAATTAGGTGTTGGCTCAAATGCCATGTTGTGAAACACAACAGGAATAGCAGGATCGCCAGCTAGCTCTGTTGCAAGCCTGCCTTCAATGGTGGCCCTAATTGCATTGAGATCAGCAGCGGCCATTAGTTACGCCTCCTGAAAGCACGGATAAATTGCGGGACTTCTTTAGTAGCAATTTCTTTCCCGATTAGATCAGGAAAGCCAGGGACCGTGCCTTGCCGTGTGCGGTACTGACCGCCCCAAGATGATGGCAAACTGTTTCCATACAAAACAGGCTCGGCGTATTCCATGTTGTTTGTGATCTCTGCTTCAAGCTTCCCGATCTTTGTCTGCCAAGCATTGCGCAAACGACCAGTGTCAAAAGGGGTTTGCTCTTTAACCTGACCAGACCAGCTCAATGCTGTCAACTTGACCACTTCTTGAACTTCCTCTTCCATCAGATCAGCAATCTGATCAATTCTGATCCGACGTGCCATCGTTATGCCCTCAGAATTAGTTCGTAAGTGAGCGCCGTGTTGTCTTGCTCTGTCGTTTCAACACGAATGATCTGATGCACAACCGTGCTGATCACGACGCGGTCTTTGGTCTCAGGGGCTGATGGCAGCTCTTTGGCTGCAACCGTTAAACGTTTATCGCCCTGTTGAACAAGCTCATTCACCTCGCGGACGTTTACATCTTCCAAGACACCTTTGACGTTGGTGTCGCTGACTGTCTCAGTAATTGCGCCCGTCGTGGCGTTATAACTGCCAGCGGAAACGTAACGAACTGTCACATCACCACCGAACGTTGCGATGACGGTACCGGCCACTTTTTCAAGGGATTGAGCAAGTCCCATCAGACGCTATAAACAACGACATGACCAGAGGTCAAAGTAATTGAAGTAAAAAGTACGCCTTCAATACAAGCTCCGGTATTGATGTCGATTGCAGACGGGGCGCCTGATCCGTTCTCAGTAATGCCTTCAGAAGTCATCGCAGCAATAACTGAGTCCTTCAAGGCTTCCACCTTGTAAAACCTGCCAGTGTGTGCAGCTGTATCAGTGATGATGATTGCCTTTGACGGCGAATAACCCATGCCCATGATCAGCTCCGTTTAATAGCGATGTTGCCCGGTCCGCTAATTCTAAGCCCTGTCAAGAACCTTTCAAACATCGGCGGTACATGATCAGCGCCAACAGCGCCGCTCTTATCAGGCGTTACATCGATGCTGCCAATCTTGACGTTTTTGAAATCATTCAACCCGCTTAAGCTGATGCCATCAACATTGCTGTGCAAGTAAACAGCAAGCTCAATTTGAGCACGCTTGATTTGATCAGGAATTTCGGTGTCGGTGAAGTAATCGTCGGATATGCGGAATGGAAACCCGGTCGCGTAAGTATTGACGTAAGTATCGGGCTTTCGCACGCCAGTACGCGGCCATTGCAATGCCTGTGTGTCGGTGGCGCGTGCGCCTAAAAATCTTTCGCGGTCAAGCCGCTGTGCTGCCGCCGTCAAAGCACGGTTGCGAGAATCTGCGTTGCCTGTGTCCCACTTAGCAGCGTCAGTGCTGAGCACCATCGCTTCGACAAAGGCGTCAGCCTCAGCCAGCGTTATGTAGCTGTTCGCGCTTGCGTCGCCCGCTGTTGCGTTGATTGTTACTGCCATCGGGCTTCACGTTAGAAGTCTTGGATTTGGGCTTTTCAGGGGCGGAGGCCACCGCTTGCGCAGCAGCCTCGCGTTCCTTCATTCGCCTGAAAGCGAATAAACCCATCAGGAGCTTGCGCCCTTCAGAGCTACAAAGGAAAGGACAATGGCCTCTCCCAATGAACCTCCGGACAGGTTTGCGACGGTAATCGCGAACGAGCCAGCAGCAATTGTGTTGGCCTGAACGAGATAAGCGCCAGCAGTCCCGGCGGAGCTGTGGTTAACCACAACAACGTCAGTAGCTGCAATTTCGCTGTTAGTAACCGCAAAGGTCACTTCAGCGGCAGCCGCTAGGGCTGCGTCGTCAAGGGTGATTTGACCTGAAGCTGCGTTCAGAGTCACACCTGTCGCTTTGCTGGTGGCCTGGGTAACAGTGCCGCCAGTTGTCGGGCCAATGAGTTTGCCCGCTGTTGCCTCAAAAATGGATGCCATGGTTAATTACTCCCTCAATCAAGGTTAGAAGTGGAAGTAATCCGCACGATTCCAATGTTGTTGGTCTCG